GCGCCGGCGTCGGATTGACCGAGCCTCTGGCGTCGGCCATGTCGTCCCAGGCGGCGCCGGTCTGGTCGCGGGCATTCATGCGGCGGTTCTGGGTGAAGGTAGACGCGCCGAAACGGTTGGCGTTGGCGTTCTCCCGCATCCGTATGGTGTCGTTGCCGAGCGCGCTGGCCGGCAGCTCGACGCCCTCGACCCGCGCCGCCTGCGCAATCTGCGGTGCTTCCGGCCGGCCCATGCCGCGGTACTTCCAGTCGATGTAGCCCTGCCGCGCTGGAGCCGCGCCGCCGGCCGCGCCACCGCCGAGGATCGCACCGAATAGCGCGCTGGTTTCTGGGTCGACGCCGGCAGCCTTGCCGGCCGCTTCGCCGATCCCCGCGCCATAGTGCGAGCCGACCGTCGGTGCCACCGTGCTGGTGCCGAGCCGGGTCAGCGCGGCGCGCACCGCCGCCAGTGCGTTCGGCGCCGCGGCCACGCCGCGGGCGATCGCCGAGGCGCCGCCGCCGAGCAGGGCGCTGGCGCCGCCCTCGAGCAATTGTCGGATGGTGCTGGCATCGGCCGGCAGCGGCTCGGCGCCGACCGCGTTCAGCGCCATCGGCCCGAGGTAGGGGATCTTGGTCTCGGGAAATATGCCGGCCCTGGATCCGGCATTGCCGAGCGCGATCGCTAAGTCCGGGATGCCGGTCACCGCGCCGCCGCCGATCCGCGCCGCGGTGTTGTAGAAGGAATAGGGATCGCTCGGCGCGGCCGGTGCCGCCGCCGGAGCCGCTGCCGGGGCCGCCGCCGGTTCGGCGGGCGCTGCCGCGGCCGGTGCCGCGGCGCCGTCCCGCAATTGCTTGAACCGTTCGCCCACGGCTTCGTATTCAGGCGTCCCTTTCAGGTGCTGGTTCTCTTGGCCCCATTTCACCAGGTCTTCTATGGTCTCGGCCACAGCTATCTCCCGAATAGGACGGTGCCTTGTTCAACCGTTGTCGACGCCGGCGGCGGTGTGGTCGCAGGCGCTGCGCCACGCCGTCCGCCGGTAGCTGCCGCGGGTGCGGCTCTGTTGCGCACCGCTAATGCCCTGGTTTCGTCGAACGCACTCATCGGCATCAGCGGCGCCAGCACTGCCTTCGGCGCCAGGCCGCTGTCGATCGCCGACTGGGTGTAGAACTTTTCCTTCTCCACTGCCGCGTTCTTGATCTCGTTCATATGCCGCTGCATGGTCTGGATGATGTTGACGCGGGTCTGCGAGTCGAGACCTTCGCCAGTGGCCTGGCCGATCAGTGTATTGACCTGCTCGGCCCAGCTGCCGACCTGACCGACCATTTTCACTTCGGCATCTCGGACGCCGGTGATGCTGTCCAGCATCTTGATGAAGCCGTAGACGATGGCGAGGTCGTTGGCTTTGTTGCCGGTGTAGGCCGATTGCACGGCGGCGTTCCATGTCTGCGCCGCGGTGGAGTAGTTCTTGATCTCTGGTTGTGCGACGTATTCTTTGCGCAGCTCGATCGCCGAGCCGGGCAGGGTCTCGATGACACGGTCGGCGTTGGGGTCGACGGTCGCTGTCGCCGCCGGATCTGTCGTTGCCGCGGCAGTGCCTGCCGCCGGCGGCGGCTGCATCATCCTGACCACCCAAGGTGGGATCGGCTCTTTCTGGACGTGCCTGATGGTTTCCCGATCGCCAACTTTTTCCCGTACCCGCTCAGCTGGGTAGGCGATGCTGACCAACTGCTCGATCTGTGCCGCTTGCGCCGGGGTCGGCGGCTGTCCGCTTTTGGCAAACACCGCCAGCCGCTGCCGCGCTTCGTCCTTGCCAACCTTTGGCGTCGGGTCGGTCGGCCCGGTGGTGGCGAGCGTGTGGCCTTCCGCCACCACACCACCAGGACCAAACAACGGCCGACCAGTGCCTAACTCGGTCTTGAGGTTGTTGGTGGTGATCAGCCTTCCGGTCGGCTGGCTGTCGAGACCAATTTCGGCATAGGTGTGCGCGGTCGGCACGCTTTGTTCTTCCGCGGTCGGAAACTTTTTGGTCATCAACACCTGCAACCGCGCCCGTTCGGCCGGATCTGTCGGCGCGCCGGACAGGCCGACCCGGGCCTGACCGTAGGTGGAAAGCAGATCGCCGCCGCTTTGGTGCGCCTGGGCGCGAGCGGCGGCTTGGAAGAACGGCAGCTCGACCTTGTAGCGTTCGGCCACCTTCGGATCGGTGTACTTCTCCTGGTAGACGGTCGGCGGCAGGAATGTCTCGCCGAGCGGCGTTGACGGGTCGTCCGGATTCGACGGTCCCTGCCGTTCGATCGGAATGCTGCGCGTGCTCTCTGGCGGCCCGGCGTTGGCGATTGCCGTGGCCGCGGTGTCGCCCGCAGCGATGGCGGCGTCGAACTTGGCTTTGTCTTCGGCCTGCTTCTGCCGCAGCGCGACGATGTGCTCGACAGTTAGCTTCTGGTCGAGCGCCGCCTTCGGCGCGCCGGCAATGCTCTTGGCGAGGTTGGTCGCCAGGCTGCCCCAGGACGGATCTTGTTGGAAGGTGAGAAATTCCGATCCCATGACGCCCTCATATGCTCGCGGCTAGCGCATTGCCGAGACCCTGGCCGGCAACGCTGGCGCCGGCATTGGCCAGCCCACCGGCGGCGCCGCCGCTGTATTGCGCAATCTTGATCGGCTCGACCGCCTTGGCGACGTTGTAGGCCGACAACACGCCGGCGCGCTCGTTGCCAGCCAGACGGATGTCCTGGCCGGCGGTGTTGAAGATGGTGTTGGCGCGGTTGGTCAGACCGTACTGCGAGCCACCGTAGGCTTGCACGTTGGCCAGGGCGGCTATTCGCTTACGCGCTTCAATTGCAGCTTGTTGTATGTGGCCCTGGATCGCCGTCTTCATCTCGTCGGAGCCATTCTCTTGGCCCGAGAACATGGCCGAGGCGAGCGCGTTCGGATCACCCTTGGCCTGGTTGGCGATGTCTTCCGGTGTCAGTGCCACCTTCAATCGATCGGCTTCGCTCTCCTGTGCCGCGGTCTGCTTCTTGGCATCCAGCTCCTCGAGCGAGCCGCTGCGCGCGGCTTCGGCGTTCTTGCGCAGGTCTTCATCCCGCCGCAGGTAATCCTGCGATTGGCGTCGTTGATATGCGACCCACTGATCGTTGGCAGCCGACTGCTGGCTCGCCATGTCCTGCTGCTGCTGCATGTTGTACAGCGACATGCCGATGCTGAAGCCCAGGCCAATGATCGAGATCGGGTCGCACATGACTTAGCCCGTTATGGTTGACGATCCCGGCTCGCGGCCGGTCCTGGCGGCGAGCGCCTTGTTGGCCTGGTATTCGCCGATCGCCGGCGCCACCGCCGATCCGAGACCGATGGCGATCGGCTTGAACATGTCGCCGAGCGAGCCAGGATTCGGCTGCTGCAACTGCGCGTTCGACGCCGAGGTTGCCGCGGTATTGGCGGCCACCGTCGGATCCTCGGTGGCGTAGAGCTGGTTGTAGGCTTGCTGCTGCTGCGCGGCGATGCTCTTGCGCAGCTCAGCCGTGTCGGTGTCGGCCTTGGCCCGCAGTCCGGCTTCGTTGACGCCCTGCTGCTCGGTCAGCTTGTTCTGGACAAAGCCGGCCGCCCCCGATCGTAACAGTCCCGCCCTGGCGAGATCGGACTCGGAGGTCCGCTTGGCGTCGGCGTACTGGCTCTGTAACTGCGGCATGGTGTAGTCGAGACCGGCCTTGCGGTAGTTCTCATAGAAGTCATCGCCGAAGTTCTCGGTACCGAAGATGGTATCGATCGCGCCCTTGCCCTGATTGAGCCTGGCCTGGCGCTCGTTCTCTTTCTGCTTGGCTTCCTGGGCGCGCTGCATCTCCAGCTGCACCATTTGGTTGTTCGATGGTCCGCTTTTGCCGCCCATGGCGTCACCTCATACTTGTGCGTTTGGATCGATCGGCGCTTGCTTGCCGTAGTCTGCCCAGAAGCCCGGCGGCGTCATGATCGCCTTGGCCACGATATTTCCCGTGCTGTCCTTGGTGGTCTCGGTGCCGGACACAGCCTCGGCCGGCAGCGTGGTCTTGTCCGGCGTCGAGGTATTTTCCGGCTTTGCGGTAGCATCCGCGGCCGCTTTCTTGACGTTGATGTTTTCCTGGTAGCCGCTCATGTCGAGCGGCTTCTTGGCAGCCAGCGTCTTCTCTGCCTCTTCCAAGGTCGCATTGCCGGATCTGTCTAACGGCTCTTGGTAGTACTGTTGTCCGCCGCCACCCTTGCCGCCCATGTTGATCCCCTACTTGGTTGTGCTGATGCTGCCGGGCGCAGTCGCCGGTCGCTGTGGCTGGGCCTGCCAGATCGAGGGCGGCGGCAGGAGAGTGCCGGCCAGCACCGCGCCAGTGGAAAGCGGCTGGCTGCCGGTCTGCAACTTGCTGACGATCGGGCCGCCCGGCGAGATCGGCGGACCGATCGCCTCGACTGGCGCGGGTGGCGGGGCGGGTCCAGCCACCGGCGGCGCCACTGGTGCGGGCGGGCGCTTGGTCACGGTCGGTATCACGAACGGTGGTGGTTCCGGCGCCGGCTCCGGTTCTGCCGTCCAGCCTGGCGTATCGCCCCAGTGGTAGTTACCGCCGATATCAGTCCATGGCATGGCTACACCTGTCCTGTGGTTGTCATGCTGCCAGAGCCGTTGAGGCCCTGCGCCTTCAACTGGTCGGTCCACATCGTCGGCGCGGCGATCGTTTGCGCCAGCTTGGCGCCGGTGTCCTGGGTGGTGGTGATGCTGCCGCCGGTCGCCTGACCGGGCGAGATCGGCGCACCGATCGGCCCCTGCGGCCCGGGTGCGGCCGGCGTGGCCTGCTCCTGCACCGCGGCCGGCTCGGGCGCGGCGGCCTGCTCGACCGGCGCCGGCTCCGGCGGCGCGGCCGCAGCTGGCTGCTCGGCGTCCCAACCCCAACCGTTCGCCCTGGCTAATGGCCCCCAGGTGATGGTGTCGGCGCCGGTGGTCGGCCTGGCTCCGCCCTTGCCACCCATCACAGCACCTTCCTGAAGATCATGCCGACCGGCTCGGCGCCGAAGTGCCGACCGACCATGTTCATCAAAGAGTTCTGCTCCGGCATGCCGGAGCAGATTGGGAAATTGATCACCTTGCAGCCGTCGCGGCGGGCCAAGGTGATGACCATGTCGACCAGGCGCCGGCCGAGGTCGGTGCGCTGGTACTTCGGTACGGTATAAGTCTCGTCCATCACCCCCATCGGTTCGGAGAACACGTCGAACACATGGTAGGAGCAGACGCCGACCAGCTTGTTGTCGTCCTTCGTGTCAAGCGCGATCACATACATCGCAAACTGGGTGCCGACCGCGGCCGCCAGATACCGCTCGGTCTTCTCGCGGTGATACTTCAAGTGCTTCGACCAGCAGGACAGCTCGAAGAACTCGCCGAGGAAGTCGGCGAGCATCGGCGCGTCGGCCGATTCGGCCATGCGGACGTTAATGTGCGGGGTACGCACGGTCCGTTTGGGTTTCTTCAGCTCGGTAACCTGCATATTCATCGGCTAGCCATCTGTATGAAACGAAGTCTTCACCTTCGGTGCCATAGCCAGTCAACGTGCCTTCAGCCTTGGCACCGATCAAACCCATGAATCTGCGGACATCGTCGCGCTTGCGCATCGCCACCGCTTCGACGCGGTGAATACCGGAGGTAACCAAGAACGGCAGAACGAACCCCCGTATCTGCCGCACCATTGGTAACACGGCGCGGCCCCAGTCGTTAGTACCGAAGGCATAGCCGGCGCCAACGCCAGGCCGCCTTTGCACCAGGCCCCACACCGAGATCGGTCCGCAGGCATAATCCCAGGCGCAGAACGCAAACTGGCTGTGCCGCATTAGCACGAACGCCAGCTTGTCGATGTCGGTGCCGGCGGCGGTCATCTCCTCCAGGTCGTCGGCCCGGATGTTGTCGATCACTGCCTGGACCATGCCGCGGTCGGCGTTGCTGATCTCGATCATCCGGTCTCTCCGCCGATGTAATGCACCACCAGATTGGAGAGGATCTGCGGCCCCAGCTCCTGCGAACGCAGCCGCAGCGACATGTGCGTGGCGTGGCCAAATAGTTGGATCTTGCCCTGCGGGAACGACGGGCCGTCGAAGATGCCGATCTCGTCTTCGACCGCAGGGTTGTTGACGTTGAACGCGGCCGACACCTGCCAGGGTACGCCCGAGCAGGTAGCATCCAGCGCGGAGAAGGATTTGAAGGTCGCCACGCCCTCGCCGGCGTGGAACGGGAAGATCAGCTCGACCGGACAGTCGTCGTACACAGGTCCGACATCGGAGATCCCGCCATAGGCGTAGACGGTGTTGTTATCGTCGCGCACCACCACACGGTTTTGATGAAGACACGCGGCGGTGATGACAAAGCCGGCGTCGTACTCGCTCCAAGCCGTGATCTTCGGACCGGGGAACGCGCTGAGCACGTAGATCTTCGAGGTCATCGGCGCGTCTTCGTCGTCTTTGGATCCGGCCATGATGATCCAGAATCGGCCGGTGACCGGCTGCAACAGCGCGATCGTGCCGCTCATCCAGTCCGGTCCCATCGACCGGAACAGATCCTGGAGTAGCGGATCGAGCGGCGAACCGATGTCGGACACCGCCGCGGCCAGCGAGGAGTTACGAGCGCGGAGCGAGCGGATGCCGGAGTGCGACAAGTACATCACATCGCCGGAGCCGTATTGCATCACTGAACGCCACGCCGTTGTGCCGGCCTGGCGCAAGGTCTGCACATACTGATTTTTTGTGAAATCTGGATCCATGATCCACAGCTGGACCGCGGTCGAGCTGAAGATCGCCAGCTTGTCGTAATAAACCTCGAGCGCCACGCTGTCGGTCATGTCGCTGTCGCCCATCGACAGGTCGATGAAGTTGGTCGGATCGGGCGGCGCCATGCCGGACCAGTCGCCGGCGTTGCCGATCGCCGAGAAGTAGAGAATGCTATGTTCGACCGTGTACATCTTGTTCTTGTAGGTGCGGCAGTAGAAGCCTCTGGCCAAGGGCAGGTCGATGCCGTCGTAGTAGCGGCCGACCGTGCCGACGGCGTCCTTCCACAGGATGGTGAACACCTTGTTGTCGAACAGGTCGTAGTCGATGATCTCGTAGATGCTGGTGACCTGCTGGCCGAGCACGCCGATCGACCAGACCCCCGACGGCGGCTCGACCTTGTAGGGGCCGTTTGGGCCGAAGGTGTAGAGTTTCTGGTTGACCTCAACGAGACCGCGGCTGGCCGGATCGACCGACCAGAACGGCACGAACGCCATCCGCTTCTCGATCTCGCCGCCCGGCGTAACATGGGCGTTGCGCATCGACCGCAGCGTTCCCGCCGGCGCGGTCAGCTCACTGCGCCGCAGATCCAACCCGGCAGCGAAGTCGGTGATTGTAAAGTAGGGCAACTACTCCCTCCATCAGTTCGGGACGTAGTCGACATAGCGGGTCGTACGCATGCTCTTGTCGGGATCGTTGCCGCCGCGGAACACACCGCCCATGTTGTAGTTGGCGCGCTTGTCG